CCACCAGCCGCAGAAGAATCAGTCGCCTAAACGTATCGCATTCGTGCTAGGTAACGGTTGTAGCAGACTACGACTTAATCTCCCAGAACTTAAAAAATACGGAAAAATCTACGGATGTAATGCTCTTTACAGGGAGTTTGATCCAGATTTTCTTGTAGCAGTTGACGAAAAAATGGTCCGAGAAATAGCCAATGCCCGCTGGCAGTTTGGCAAGCAGGTCTGGACTAATCCTAATAAAAATGTTTTAAAACTAGAAGGCTTTCAGTTCTTTAATCCGCACAAAGGATGGAGTTCTGGACCTACAGCCTTGTGGTTAGCCAGTAGTCATGGCTACGATGAAATTTATTTTTGCGGATTTGATTTCCAAGGAACAGAAGGAAAATTAAATAACGTTTATGCTGATACACCCAACTATAGGCGCAGCTACGAACCTGCTACATATTTTGGAAACTGGGTAAATCAGACGGAAAAAGTAATAAAAGAGTTCAGAAAAATTAAATACTATAGAGTTGTACAAGACAAAAAAGATTTTGTGCCGCCTATCCTAGCAGGTATAACTGAGAACCTCAGTCATATTACCTATGATGAATTGAAAGAAGATCTACACAAAGCGGTATTTAAATGATCAGAATTCATCAAAAAACTACCATTTAATCCTGATCTTTGTAATAATAGTTAAATATAATTTGACAGCCTAACCATTTTGGAGGAAAAAATCATGGCGGATAAAAACCAAATTTCAGCAGTGCTAGAGCATCTGCTAAACAACGAACAGCAAAGAGCTGAAGAATTATTCCACGAGTATGTAGTTTCTAAGTCTCGTGAAATCTACGAAAATCTAATTGATTCAGAAATCGACGAAGCATCTGATGAAGACATCGACGAAACAGCTGAAGATGATTTAGACGAGTCAAATGAAGACGACCTAGATGAAAATTTTGAAGAAATCGCAGCCGAAGGCGGCGACGAAACAGGCGATTTCATGAAAGATATCGAAGCCGACACCGGAGAAGAAGGTGAGGAAGCAGGCGAAGAGGAAGAAGGCGAAGAAGGCGAAGAGATGGAAGGTGACGATGATGAGCCAGCAACTAAAGGCGATCTAAAAGACATCGTTGACGAACTAGAAGCAGCTTTTGCCAAGTACGCAGGTGGCGATCATTCTGAGCCAGATGCTGACAACATGGGCGGACCAAGCGACATGGACGCTGACAACATGGGCATGCCAGACATGATGAAAGACGATTTAAGCGATCTAGAAACAGTTCGCGAATACGTAGAAAAAGTCCCAGCTGGACACGGTGCTGAGAAAAAAGGCAGCGGCGAAAAAGCTGATAACACAAAGTCTATCGTAGCAGGTAAAAATGACATGGGCGGTACAACTGCTAATATTTTAAGCAGTAAAGAAGACAGCGTGTCTTACGCAGGCGCAGGCGGTACTATTAAAGGTAACGGCCTAACTAAGCAAAAGCCACAAGACATGAATACCGGCAATGTTAACGTAGTTGGAGGCACCAATGCCAAGGCTTTCTATAGCAAGAACGGCCAAGGTCATGGAGCTGAAAAGAAAGGTACCGCAGAAAGTGGTGTAGATACTACATCAATCATCCGCGGTAGCAGATAATCGGAACTGACTAGTGAAAAACTATCTTAGAGAAAATCTGAGCTTCGACCAAGCACAGTTGGTCCTTGAGAGTACCGAAGATGAAAAGGGCGGTAAAACTCTACACCTGAATGGTATCTGTATCCAAGGCGATATTAGAAACCAAAATCAGAGAGTTTACCCCTCCTCTGAAATCGCTAGGGCTGTCAAAACTGTCAATGATCAAATCGCTGGCGGATATTCAGTTCTCGGAGAAGTAGATCACCCTGAAGATTTACGTATTAACCTAGACCGCGTCAGTCACATGATAACTAAAATGTGGATGGACGGTCCTAATGGTTACGGCAAATTAAAATTACTTCCGACTCCCATGGGACAATTAATACAAACCATGTTAGAGTCGGGTGTTAAACTAGGCGTAAGTTCAAGGGGTTCCGGTGATGTTGATGGCGACGGAAAAGTCAAAGGTTTTGAAATTATTACCGTTGACGTTGTTGCCCAACCTTCAGCACCCGGTGCTTATCCAACACCAGTTTATGAACATTTAATGAATACATTAGGTGGAAACAAGGCATTAAACATATCTAAAGAAGTTCAAGGCGACCCAAAGGCACAGCAATACATAGCAGAGAGTCTGATGAGAATCATCAGAGGTCTCAAATAACCCAGTAGGAGAATCACATGCTAGACATCGTTAAGCAATTATTTGAAAACAATGTGATTTCCGAAGAAATCAAATCGGAAATTGAATCCGCTTGGTCAAGCAGAATTCAAGAAACCCGTGATCAAATGACAGCAGAACTTCGTGAAGAGTTCGCACAAAAATACGAACACGATAAAACTGCGATGGTAGAAGCAGTAGATAAGATGGTCGGTGATCGTCTCCAGGCTGAGCTTGCTGAGCTTGCTGAAGATCGCAATCAACTTATTGAAGCTAAAACCAAATATGCTAAGAAGATGAAAGACGATTCCGAGAAAATGAAGGAATTCGTTCTACGTCAACTAGCCGCAGAACTAAAAGAACTACACGAAGACCGTAAATCTGTAGCAGAAAATGTTTCTAAACTAGAAAGTTTCATTGTAAACGCTCTAGCTAATGAAATATCTGAGTTCCACACTGACAAGAAAGACTTGGTTAACACCAAAGTTAAACTTGTACGTGAGAGCAAAGAGAAATTTGAAGCTATTAAATCAGAATTTATTTCTAAAGCTTCTAAGCTAGTCGAAAATGTTGTTACTAACAAGTTAACAGCAGAAATGACACAGCTAAAAGAAGACATCGAAGCTGCTCGCAAGAATGACTTTGGTCGTAGGATTTTTGAAGGCTTTGCTAGCGAATACGCTTCCAGCTATCTCAATGAGAAAAGCGAAACTGCTAAACTGTTAAGAGTGGTTAAGCAGAAGGAAGCACAACTTGAAGAAGCCTCTAAAGCTATTCAAGAGAAAGAACAAATCTTAGAATCTAAAGAACGCGAAATCCGTGTCGTACAAGACATAGCCAAGCGTGACAAGATCATGAGCGAATTGTTAAATCCGTTAACTGGAGATAAGAAAACAGTTATGAGCCAACTACTTGAGTCTGTAAAGACTGAAAAGTTGGATACGGCATTTGACAAGTATCTCCCAGCCGTAATGGCCGGCGAGGCTCCTAAAAAGAAGGCACTAACAGAAGGCATGGAAGTAACAGGCAATAAAGAGGCTACTCACATCAGCGGTCAGGAAAATACCGCCGATATCATACATATCCGCAAGCTCGCGGGACTTAAAGTTTAAGGAGAACTAATATGTCAGAACTACTCGAGTCACGCTGGCAGGAAACCAAAGAGGCACTTCTAGAAGGCCTACAAGGAACTCGTCGTTCAGTAATGGCCACAACTCTTGAAAATACCCGCAAGTATTTGTCGGAGAGTGCCACTGCTGGTGCTACTTCTGCCGGTAACGTTGCAACACTAAATCGTGTGATCCTTCCAGTGATCAGACGTGTAATGCCTACGGTCATTGCTAATGAATTAGTTGGCGTACAGCCAATGACTGGACCAGTTGGTCAAATCCATACTCTACGTGTTCGCTACAGCGACGCAGTGGGTAGCGATGTTACCGCTGGTGATGAGGCTCTAAGCCCATTCAAGATCGCTACTGCTTATTCTAGCAACCCATCTGGTACATCACTAGACGGTGCTGCAGCTGCTACAGCAGCAATGGAAGGTGTAGCTGGTCGTAAGATGAGCATCCAAATTCTCAAGCAAACAGTCGAAGCTAAGACACGTAAATTGTCTGCTCGCTGGACATTTGAGGCTGCTCAAGATGCACAAGCCCAACAAGGCATTGACATCGAAGCAGAAATCATGGCTGCTCTAGCACAAGAAATCACAGCTGAAATCGACCAAGAGGTTCTAAGCTCACTACGTACCCTAGCAGGTTCAGCAGTTGAGACTTATAACCAAGCTGCTGTTTCAGGTACTGCTACATTCGTTGGTGACGAACACGCTGCTCTAGCTGTTCAGATCAACCGTGTTGCTAACTTGATCGCTCAGCGTACACGT